CTGGTATTGACTTTACCTTTGAGGGCTTTATTTTCCTCATAAAGACGTTGGGCCAAGGTAATGGCTTCTTGTTGCTCTCGCAACGCTTGTTCCTTTTCCCGTCTTTCGTCATGGTAAATCTTTTTAAAACCAGCGATTTTCTGCTTTACTTCTTCTGAATATTCCTCTAATTCGTCTTTTTCGAGACTTTCGACATACTCAGGTTGAGATTTGGTCTTACCTTTATCTTCTGGTGGAGTGTCGTCTTCCACCTCGATATCAATCTTTTCCTCATCTGGAAATTCGTAATTTTTCATTTCTTGTTTGTTTTCAGACATTTCTGGCTCCTATTTGCGTTTAATACCACGGGGGTCGTCTACTATGCCTTCCACAGAATCATCGTTGATGATGCGGAATTCACGCCCATGGATCACTAAACGATTTCCAGCGTTGGGGCGCACAAGGACAAAGTCTCCTTTTTTACACCATGCTCCACTGGGAAAACGGTCTTTGTCTTTATAGCAATCAGGTCCTAAATCCACTACAAATAGAACTGTTGTTAAAAGTTCATCAAATCGGACAGTTTCGTCTGTCTTCAAGATGCCGCTTTCATATGCCTTTTCCACATCTGGGATGGCACACAAAATGCGATAGCCAGAGGGTTTAGGTAGTTGTTTTGCCTTCTCTTCGTCCGTCTCAGGCAATACGGTAATATCGTTTACATCATCGGTGGTCGATCCGATTAGTAATTCAGTCATTCAATCTCTCCATTTTGTCTTTGAGGTCTAATATGTAACCCTTTGCTGTGAGCAGACCTCGAATCTCTCCGCAAACTCGTTGATACTGTATGTGATCCATATTTCCAACCACCACAGCATTCTTTAATTGATCAGCTTTTTCGTCTATCTGACCCATTAAAACGTCAATTTCTGTCATTGTTTATTCCTTGATTTAGCAATATCAATACCCATTCTGGTTGCCTCTAACTCACTAGAACGATCCAGCTTGTCCTTATCAGAAGCTACTTTTACGCCTAACTTATTACCTTCAATCTCTACTTGAGCGGCAATTCTTTCCCGTTCGATATTGATTTGTTCCTGTTTAAGCTGTGCGTCAGTCTGATCTTTCTGAGCTTTTCTCTGTACATCCTGTGCTTTAATCTGAAGTTCTTGTTGTTGCATTTGAATGATAGGATCTTGAGCCTGTTGCTGGGCTTGTTGTTGAGCCGCCTGAGCTTGATTCTGCTGGAGTAGCTGGGCAGAGGCTTGAGCCACCAGTCTAGAAAGCTGAACTTCATAGTCCTCTGGGATAGTTTCGTCATCATCTTTGAGATAAGGTAATGGCGCTCCTAATTGCTGCTCCATCATCTGGCGATACTTAAATCCAAAGTGTTCAGCTATATGGGCATTTAAGGCTGCGGCCATCATCTGCGCCTGTGGGTTTTGTCCAATAACCTGAGCCGTTAATGGATCTTTCATGAAGTTCGTATGGGTAATGATGTGAGACTCATGGTCTTGATATATGAATGCCTTTAGTGGCTTCATAGTTAAGACATCCATGTTTTCCGTAACTGGATCTTTGGGCTTTTTGTCGTCTTCCAACGGGATAAGCTTCTGTGCATTCCTGATCCCAAGAACGTCGAGCATCTGGCGGTGTAACTGCGGTAAGTTGTAGATCTGGGGCGCACCTTGAGCCAGTTGTAGTACTGCTTGGTACTGTACGATCTTTTGCGCCATCGTTGCTGCATTAGGATCGCTAACAGGAATGACTGTGACCAAGTCATAGTCCGACTGTTTCGCACGAGGGCTGCCTTCCTCAGGTTCATAGTCATATTCCTCTGGGGTGTAATCTCGAATAATCTCTTTTAAAAGTTTTAACTCCTGCTTCATCGAGTAATGAATACGGGACTGCACCGCAGACATGACTTTTAGGGTTCTCTCCAGAATTGCCAGAGTCGTACCCACTGGAGCATTGGCTGACATATCCGCAATCTTCATATCTCCTGCGGAAGCAAATCTGCGTCCTTCTTCTACGATTGTCCCCAAGAGGGAATACAAGACTTGGCTGGGTTCCTTATAAGGAAGCGTCATTAAGTTGTCCTTAATGGCTCCCGAAGGGACGTCTACGTCTCTAAACTCACCTGGCGAGATGGGGGTGTCGTCTCCCTTAACTCGCAAACCTCTGGTTTTAAAGCCACCTGGCAGATTCGATAATGTACCTGCGTCCACAAGCTGTCGGATAAGACTAGTACCAGACTTAGCAAAAGCACCGACAAGGTGGATAAGCCCAAAACAATAAAAGCCAAAGCCTGGCACGTATCCATAATGGACGAAATGATTCCTTTTTTGGTGGGTGTCATCTTCGGGTCTCCAGTTTCTGCGGATAGACAGAATAGTCTGTGTACCCTTTTCAATCGTCACGACATATGGAAGGGCGATCCCTGTCTTTTCTCCGTCTTCTTCATCTTCGTAGCCTGGAAGGTCTAGGTCTACGTGCATTTCCAAAAGCTTGTAGCGGTCATCCGAAGTCGCTCTAAAGCCCATCTTTTCGGCAATTTTCTTCTCGACTTCGTCTAAGGCTCCGCTAGGCTCTTGAAGTTCTACATCCCTGTAAAAACCTGCAAATTGAAGTCGCTTGACTTCGTTTTCGGTCTTACGCATGACGTGGGTTACACGGGGTGACTGCTCTAGACTAGAAGCTCCATAAGGAACAACGATGTCCTCGGCAGGAATAAACATTGACACTTGACGATCTAAGGCGGGATCAAAGTAGACTTTCTTAAAGGCGTTACCTGAGAGTCCTAATCCCCAAATCATTCTTTCGTGTTCAGGGCGGTACTCGGTCATAACGTCTGTCAGCTGGTAGTTCATATCGTCTTGAACCCGCTGGGCAGCGTCTTTCTTTTCGGGCGTTTCTTTACCAACAATTAAAGTTTTTACAGGACCCGCAGCAGGAAAAGTCTCCATAATAGTCTCGGCTTGGAACTTTACAAGTGCTTCGGACAGGAGGGGGTGATAGACTCCGCAAGCTCCTTCCCATGGTTCAGTCCGCTCTTCGATCTTCATACCAAGGAGTTCAAGTCCATCTACATAAGTCTGGATCCAGTCTTTACGGGCTGAGATGTCGTCTTCAAAGTCTCCCAGTAAATCCCCTGCAATTTCCGTTAAATCTCCTTCGGACATATACTCCGCAAGGTTGGCATCAAAGTCTTCGTCTGAAGGCTCGGCAGGTTCTATCTCAATCTCCATGCCGTCAATCCCAATCTTGACTGACTCTGGGTCTTCGATCTCAATCTCGATATCAGGGGTAGGCAAAGCATCAATCCCTACTGGGGCTTGGTATAGACTTTTCTCAATCATAATATTCCTTAGTAATATGCTGCTTTACGCCTAAATAAAATAGGATCGTCTGGTTCGTCTGTTTGTAAACGAATAAATCCACCTTTTCTAAAACGGATTAACGCCTGTGTACTGGAGTCCACCAAGTCATCATGTTCCGAATTAGGAAATGCTGCCATTTCTTCTATTACTTCTTCCGCCCATCTTTTTCCTGGCGCCCACACTTTCCCAGACGCAAACAGATCTGACACCGAATTAATACGAGCTATCTTATCATTCCCCCTAGTGGGAGTAAACTCTTGAACTGGTATTCCACGCTGTCTTAATTCATATATTAGTGGGGAACCTGCTGCTTTTGCCTCCACAACGAAGGCGTCTGGCTCCCATTCCATATAATATTGGTACGCCCGCTCCTTCAGTTCTGGGAATTCCATCCGTTCTTTGAACGCATCTAGCAAAATAACATTGGGATCGCTCTCATTATCGTTCATATAAAAGACACCCCAAGTCGTACAGGCTGAGTAGTCTGATCTTTCGTTCTTTGTGAAGGCGGTATCCCACGACTGAATCACAAAATTACATTGTGGCGGTCTTTCCTCCGTCCACAGCTTCCACCATTCCCGTTTTACGATGGCTCCTTCTTCCGAAGTCGGTTGTTGCTGGTACTGGGCGTTCCATTTTGACAGCGGAAGCTCTAATCTTAAGGCTTCTAGCTCTTCTAAACTCCAAAACTCAGGCCATAATGGGTTTCCAGAGGGCAAAATTGCAGGAAAGTCGATAATCTCCCACTCTTCCCCGTCTTTATCAATCCAACTCTTGACGATTCTTCCCGTTAAATCCCGTTTTGCCCAGCGTGTCATAACAACCACGATGCTTCCGCCTGGCTGTAGACGTTGACGAGGACCTGATGAGTACCACTCAAAGACTTTATCGTAGATTTCTGGGTTAGTCGCAGCGATTGCAGCCTCTTGTTCGGAGTGTGGATCGTCAATAATCAGCAGATCCGCACCTTTACCTGTTACCGTACCCCCGACCCCGATAGCAAAATACTCCCCGCCATGATTAGTACTCCAGCGCCCCGCTGCTTTGGAGTCCTGCTTAAGTCCTACGTTCGGGAAGACTGTGGAATAAACCTCTGAACCTACTAAGTTCCTGACTTTTCGTCCAAATCCGACCGCTAATTCTGCCGTATTAGAACACTGGATGATCTTCTTATCGGGGTACTTTCCTAAAAACCAGGCAGGAAGAAGAAAGGAGGCAAACTCAGACTTAGTATGACGAGGAGGCATATTAATAATAAGGCGTCTAGTTTTTCCATTTACGATCTCCTCAAATTTCTTCGCCATCACCTTGTGATGTCTGCCATCTATAAAACTCGGCCACATTTGTCTAACAAACGGTAGAAAGTTCTTCTCTGCCTTCTCTCTCATTAGAGAATCTTTGTACTCCAAGGCAATCTTAAGAAGCTCTTCTTGCTCCTCTGGCTCTGCCTGGGCAATTAACTTCTCTAATTTATTCATCTATTAAATCGCTTAGGTTCTTAAACTTAATTCCAGAAGGCCGCAACGTCCGCCGCTTATTTGGTATTTTTTTACAGGCGCCGATACTCACTAACTCGTTAATCAGTCTAGAAACGTTACTCCGACTCCTATCCTTAGAGACCATCATGATCTCATCTATAGAAGGACTATATCCATACTTCTTCCACCACATCTCGATGACCAGATAGATATCCTGTTGGCGGGGCGTCATTTCTTAGCCCTTTGTATTACTCTGTTTGCCAGACACTTAGACTCTTCTTCCCAAATCGCCCGCTTAATCGAACTCATTACACGGAGCAGGGCAGCTTTGTCATTCTTAAGAAGATACTTAAGGGTGTGTATAGCTAACTCTTCTTTTTCCAAAATATACCCCCCTACTCCTTTTCTTTCCAAACATTGACGGGGGGTGTTTCTATATCCTCGCCTTTACCCTCTTTTCCTAAATTTGTACCCCCCACCCCCTTCTTTTCTCCATCATTAAGGGGGGTATTTACCTTATCCGTAGGTGGAAACGTTTCCACTTCACTTTTTTCCTGTTCTAAATCAGTAGGTTGCGAGGGGTGATTTTCAGTTTTGTCAATATTGTCGGATTGAGTGTTGGGATTACTATGTATATACGTCCCATGCTCGGCGTGGTCATTTTTGGGGGGTCGGGTAGTGGTGGGGTCTTCGGTTTGGGGTTTTGATTCGGTCGGATCGTTTCCCGATAATTCCCTGAGCAAACTTTCTCCTTCGTCTATCTCTGAGGCGTCTACATTGATGATTGTCTTTAGTTGGTCTAACAATCGTTCCTTGATCTTGCTAGATTCGTGAATGATCTTGGTTTCTTTCCTGTCCATAAATGCACCGACTTCTGACACCTTACCTAATAGTTCTAGGGATCTGATCCGTTGGGCGTCCTTTACTTCGGGATTGAGTGCCATTTCTGTCAGTTGATGTATTACTAACTCCCTCAATCGTTCGGGTTTCTGATATTCCCTCGCTTCAAAAGCCCGTTTATACGCCTCGATCATTAAGGATATATCAGGATTCTTTGATAACTTACACGCATCACTAGCGACAGAAGGGGGTTTAGCCTTAGTATCGTAGGCGATTCTATACGCCTCAGTCTTAGGTTTACCGAGTGCAACCTGTTTGGCAAATGTCTTCTGTTTATGGGTGAGTTCTCTAGTGTTGGCTGATCCTAGTAGTAATTGCTCTATTGGTATCTGCTCTAATCCTTCTCTTATTTCCCTTTTGGTGATCTTAGCCATATGTATAAATTGCGGTCTTTTTGGGTTTATCTTGGTTATGTAAATCGGTGGTAAATCGTAGGTATGTAATACGAACAAATCATAACCCGATTCTTTAATGTATGCAAACCCATTACTGTATAAATAACCATTAGGGTATGTCATAGTATAAAAAAGTAGTAAATAGTAGGTAAAAGATATTGACATCCTTATAAACAAAGGATTAAAGTTGCAATATGTAGTTTTCTTAAATGTATTGTATTTATAGGGGGATTTATGAGCATTTATACAGAGAATGGGTATCACAATCGAGCAGAGTATTTAGAGGATTTAGCCTCGGATTTTGGGGTTGATCTTGATTCGGTTTTATGTATTGCGGAAATGTTGGGACAGGGTGAGGATTTTGACGGGCTTGTTTCAATGGTAGACGATTACGCAAATAGACTTATTAACTTGGAAGGGTAAGAAAATGAAATATATACGACTAAAAGACGGGCATATTATGCAGACCGATAACCCCCAAAATTGGGAAGGGTGCGAGATTCTCACCAATGCAGAGGGTAAGCAATTGATGGCAGAACAAGCCAAAAAATCCCTTTTGAATATCTTAAAACCTGAGGACATTGTTTACACAGTTTTACGCCATGTTTCCCGTTCTGGAATGCAAAGACGGATTGATCTATATATTTTCAAAGATGACAAGAAAATCTACTTATCGGGATATTTTGCCCATCTCATGGGTGAAGAACCCCCAAAAGACGGGTATAAAGTTGGGGGGTGCGGTATGGATATGGGCTATCACCTTGTGCATGGGCTTGGTTATCGTCTATTTAATGATGGGTATGCTTTACGGCATGAATGGATTTAAGGGGGAAATCATGAATAAAAAAGAAAAATTTGCCCATGTTAGTTTACTGATGTCAGTAGACCAAAAAAGAGATTTAGACGCATATTGCAAAGAACTAGACCTAAATACTAGCCAATTGGCTAGGCGTCTAATCCTGATGGAATTAAAAAATAAGACTTGGGCAAAAATTGAAAACGCCACGATTAACGGCACGAACATATAAGGGGAAAACATGGAATTTTTTTACATAGATAGAAACGGGATCGCTTTAGATTCCTACGGGCATGAATTTAGAGATGAAAACGGGCAGATCGTTATCGTGCCACCTGAAGAACGAGGTTTTTACGATCTCGCTTATAGACCAAATGAAGAACCACGAGAGGAAGATTAAGAAATGACCTACCAAAGAAAAACGGCAGACCTTTTTATTGTGCAAGGTCTTTACTGCGGACAATGGGAAGACGAAACGGCAGAAACCACACGAGCAGAGGCACGGCAACGGCTTACAGAATATCGGGACAATATGCCCGAATATGCTCACAGGCTAATTAAAAAACGGGAGAGGGTAGAAAATGACATTACAGGAAATTAAAAACGCAATTGCAGAGGGTCGCAAGGTTTACCACGGCAATAAAAATTATGAGGTTATACAGGATAAGATCGGGCAATATCTTATCGTATGCTCATTTAATGGATATACCATAGGGCTAACCCATAGCGATAAGCAAACCATGAACGGGAAAGAGGCGGATTTTTTCACGGAAACACCGAGGGAAATCCGAGAGGCACAGGTTAAGGCATTGATTGAAGACATCATGACAGACCCTAGACCCGAAGACCTACCCAAGATATATCAAGGTTTAGAGCATTACTTTGCCCTGAACTGCAACGCTGAGGAGATCGCTAGACAATGCAAAATCCGTGGCGATTTGGGCAAAATTTAGGAGAGGGTCAGGGATGAACGCAATAAAAGACTGCTATATGCTCAAGATCAAGAGCATTCTATATGCCAAACCCTTACGAGAGGCGGAGAAACGCAGACGGGATAGGGCGGATTTCATAAAGTTTTTAAGAGGGTCAGGCTTAGGGTAAATCCCTATATGGACATGGTGGTAAATTGTGTCCTACAATACAAGATATATATCCGATTAACATATTGCAACACAATAGGAGAAGGTCATGGAGATAGTAGAAGTTTGTGTTTATAAGTTCGAGGAGTTATCCGATAGTGCTAAAGACAATGCTCGATCATGGTTTAGAGAGGGTAATGATTACCCATGGTGGGATGATTCCCTTAAATCAATTAAGGCATTTTGTAATGAGTTTGATATCAAGATTAAAAATTATGAGATTGGAATGTGGGGTCATAGTTTTCTAGATACGGATGCCGAGAATCACCATTTTCGTGGTCGCAAATTAAAGGATATGAAACGAGATCAAACGCCTACGGGGTATTGCTTGGACTGCACTTTATGGGAAACATTTTTAGATACATGGAAAGAAACGGGTGATCCACTAAACGCATTTACCGAGGCAATCCATGTTGCAGTTCGGGACATTGTGAAGGACATGGAGTATCAAAATTCAGATGAGGTAGTAGATGAGATGTTGGAAGTAAACGGGTATGAGTTTGATGTAGATGGTAAACGCTTTAGATACTAAGGAGAAAGTAATGAATGTAATTAAGGATGTAGAAACGCATTGGGACAAGGTTGCTAAAGGTCTTTTATTAAATAAAAAGATCGTGGATGTTAGATACCTAACTAAAGAGGAGTCGGAAAACATGGGTTGGTATGTGCGGACTGTTGCATTCCAAACCGAAGACGGATTATGGTTTTTCCCAAGCCGTGATGATGAGGGAAATGATGGGGGTGCGTTGTTTACCTCTGATGATAAAGATAGTTGTTTACCCGTAATGTAAAGGAGATATATATGGGATTCTTTTCTAAAACTTGTGCGAAGACGCATTTACCCGTAGTGGCGGACTGTATCAATTACCCAAAACTACACACAATTGTGGTTCTTTACCCTGATGGGAAGAAGGTCGAGGGTATTTATGACGGATACGGAAGGGTAGACGGGGTAGACCTATGCCCTAATGGATACGATCACGATCTCTGGGAAAGTTTGAAGTTTGTTATCGCAGACGCATACGAAGGCGAGATTTATAACGATCTTGGGCAGTCGCATGACGAGATGGCACAAGGGTTTTTTATGGACGATAGATTCTTAGAGCATTGTATGGTGGTCGGATCATTTAAGAACCATGCCGAGTATAAAAAGGCATTCAAAAAATTAGCCAATTGGTAGGAGAGGGTCATGAATCAACACGGATTTGATATCAGCATTGACGAATTGGACAACGATTTATTGGCGATCAATTTCGATAAGAACGGCAAAGCGGGTGGGTATATCTCGATCAAGTTTGATGAGGAGGGAGTGGTCGTGGATATTTTTAGTGTGTATGGGGATGTATTGGGTTCGACATGGGTTAGATACGCTGAATTAGAACCTGATGATGAGGTTGCCCATGAAGATCCTAGGTTATAGGAGAGAAGAATGCTTACTAAAGACGAAGTAGAAACGAATGGATACACAGTCTTACCTAGAGGCGGATGGATGTATGTTGATCCTGAGATTGTGCCGAGGGATTGGGAAGATTTAGCCAAGAGTTTTGGGTTTGATCCTGAGTGTGAGGGAGTCTATTTATGTGTGTGTGGATTTAAGGAGAGAAACAATGGCGAAGAAGACGATTGAAGAAATCCAAAAAGAAATGAACCAAATAGATTGGTATTACAGGCAGACGAAGACCGAATATCAGGATTGGTATTTGGCAGACAAGATGCGGTATGGGAAATTGTTATCAATGAAAAGCACAAGGGAGAAACAGAGTGTCTAAATACTACGAGGTAGAAGATGACATAGAAAACATATGCCTAGATTGTCATCATGTTGGTTTTACCCATGCAGAGCATGAGATAGAGGGACAGGATGAGGCAGAGGTGGTATGCCCAAAATGTTATAGCACCTATTACTTCGTTATTTCCAAAGAGGAGAAAGCAAATGCCTAAATTTATTGTAGAGGCAAGTGAAGAAGTATTTTATTGGAAAGAAGTAGAGGCAGATAACAGAGAACACGCTATTGAAATATTTGGCAAAAATATTTCTAGTGATGACATAGTAGATGGTCAAGGGTTCACCATTGAACAAGTAGAGGAGATTGAAAATGCCTGATATTGAATCAATGACCACGGATGAGTGGTTAGCATACAGACGGCAAAAGGTAGAGGATTTCTATGCCAAAGGTGGGGATCTTGTGCCAGACCCCGATTGCAAGACTTGTGACCCAGACAATGATTATGTCTGTTTTGACCACGAACTCATTCAAACAGGAGAATGAAAATGCCTAAGTATCAAGTTGTAATTGAAAGATGTGTAGTTTATGAAGTAGATGGCTATGACGAAGTAGATGCGGAAGATTTGGCATGGAGTATGTTTAATGCTGATGATTTGAATGATCCATTTGTTGCTGAAGTTTTACTTATTGAGGAGAAACAAAATGCCTAATTGGTGCAGTAATACCCTAACTATTTCCCATAAAGACAAGACCATGATGAAACGGGTCGTGAGGGGATACAACAGGAACGGACTACTAAGGGAATTTATTCCCATTCCCAAGGAACTGACGGACACAGTATCGGGAACTGTCGGGTCTAAAGAAAGTTATGAACAAAGACTCTTGGAGGAAAAGCAAAAACTGAACAGGGAGTTTTTTGGTTATACCGATTGGTATAGTTTTTGCGTAGCAGAATGGGGGACAAAGTGGGACATAGGTCATGGAGATGGGTATGAAAAATTGACCCTGAAGGACATTAAAAATAATACTGTCAGGATTGGCTTTGATTCTGCGTGGAGTCCTCCTATCGAGGCATACCAAAAATTGTGCGACATGGGTTTTAGTATTCGTGCCATGTTTTACGAGGGGGGTTGTTGCTTTTGCGGTATTTGGGAAGACGGAGAAGAAGAATCCTACGATATCAAAGGCAATTCAAAGTGGGTCAAAAAGAACATTCCATCCGAGATAGATGAGGAGTTTTCTATCTCTTTCAACATGGCGGAGTGGGAAAACGAGGAAGAAAATGCAGAAGCCGAGGAAAGTTAATGTGTCTATTAACCCTGAAACTATGGAGTTGCTTACCAAGTTAAGGGAAACGCTGACCGAGCAGATGGGTTTTACACCATCCTATTCTCAGGTCATTCAATATCTTGCTAAAGGGAGAACGGAATGAAAAAGGTTGTGTTGGAGTTTAGTTTGCCTGACGATCAGGACATCCCATCCGTGGATGATGTTAAGAGATTGACTAGCCCTGATTGGGTCGCAGATTGGTGGCATACGGATGATATCCGTGGTGAGCATGAGTGGCTTACAGAAGGACAGGCACGGGAATGTTTGGAGTTGATTAGCAAATACCATAACCCATGTATCGGCATCAATTGGGACATGATTAGTGCAATCGTAGGGGATAACTTTGATAAACCTACA